CCCTTTATCTGCTAATTTGTCAATAATGCCTGTGGATAACTTGTGGATAACTTCAGGACCTGCCGGTAACGTGTCAAGAATTCTAGACATTCTCTACGAGCGCTGCCCTTGGCTGGCGCATCCTGTGGCCGGCTCGTTGCTGGGCTTGGCTATCGGCTACGCCGCAGCGCTGGCGCTCGTGCTCTGTATCAAGTGGCTGGTAGTCGGCTAGCTGACCGCACACATATATATGAGTACCGAGCTGCACAGCCTGCTACTGCCGATAGCCCTAGCTCTAGCTGCCAGTACCACGGCATGCCTTGTATGTGCCCTAGTGGTCATGCGCCGTCTAAAGCAGCGTTACCTAGTGGTCCTTACAGGGGCACAAGTCCTGTACGACCACGCCAAGCACTGCCCTAGAGCACAGGGCTTGCTGTTGTACTGCCGCAAGGTGCGAGCAGACAGAGAACTAGACGGTTAGACGCGTGGCCGGTAGCAGGAGCTGGCTAGCCAAGGTAACGCGGCTACCTGACGCAACACAGCGCGCAGCGCATGCGCTCAGGTACTTGAAGAAGTACGCACCAGGATACCTAACAGCGCACGTAGAGCTGTACGACGCTAAGCGCGAAGTAGCGCAAGCGCAAGCAAAGATTAGAGCAGCACAAGAAGCACTGCGCACGGCGCAGAACAAGCTGAAGGCTGCGCAGTCACGCTGGGACAACTTAGACGCATGAAGCAGCGCGGCAGGCAATCAGTAGACGCACAGAACGCAGTGCAGCCGTTGCGCGAAGTACCGCAGCCGCCGCACTACCTAGACGAGATAGCGCGCGAGTTGTGGGAGCAGATAACAGCTGACGCTGCTTTTAAGAAGGCAGCATTGCCGCTGCTAGAGTCGTACGTGAGCGCGTACGCGCGCATGCGCAAGTACCAGAAGCTGCATGACGAACTGATAACGCAAGGCAAAGACGGCGAAGGCTACGACTACGAAGGCATAGACCTATTTAACGGACTCATTGCCAAGGAAGCCAACTTGCTGAACAGCACGGCAACGAAGCTGCGCATAACGCCGAGCAGTGAGCGCAAAGAAGGACGCAAGGCGCCTATAGGTCCTGCGCCTTGGGAGCAATAGCCTGTCATGACACGCGGCGAGCGCGTCATACAGTGGATAGAGACTAACCTACGAGTACCTGAAGGCAAGCTAGTAGGTCAGCCTGTGCGGCTTCTGGAATTCCAGAAGCGTGACATACGAAAGATTTACGACAATCCGCACGGCACTCGCAGAGCGCTTCTTAGTTTCGGACGCAAGAACGGAAAGACTGCACTAGCAGCAATGCTGTTGCTCGTGCACTTGTGCGGACCAATGGCGCGGCCTAACTCGCAGCTCTACTCTGCTGCACAGAGCCGCGACCAAGCAGCGATTTTGTTTGACCTAGCGGCGAAGATGGTAAGGCTATCGCCGTCGCTTGTTGAGTATGTCGGCGTACGTGACTACCAGAAGCAACTGTACTGCCCTGCTTTGGGTACTGTGTATAAGGCTCTTAGTGCGGACGCTGCTAATAATTTTGGCCTTAGTCCTGTGTTTGTCGTTCATGATGAACTTGGGCAGGTACGCGGTCCTAGAAGCGCTCTCTATGACGCGCTCGAAACTGCGACAGGTGCGCAGGAGTCGCCGCTAAGCATAGTCATTTCAACGCAGGCCGCTACAGACAATGACCTGCTTTCGATTCTGATTGACGACGCGCTAACAGGAGCTGACCCGCGCGTAGTGTTGAGTCTCTACACGTCGCCACCTGAGCTAGACGCGTTTGCGCTAGAGACTATCAAGCTGGCTAATCCAGCTTTCGGCGTCCTGCAGAATGAAGCAGAAGTGCTTGCAATGGCGGCAGACGCGAAGCGCATGCCGTCGCGTGAAGCTGAGTACAGGAACCTAGTCCTAAACCAGCGCATAGACGTACGCATTTACTTTATTCCGCCTGCTGCATGGAAGGCATGCAAAGCGCCGTATGACGCGCGCTTACAAGGTGACGTGTTCGGCGGGCTTGACCTGTCAGAAGTGCAGGACCTGACAGCGCTAGTGCTAGTCGGCTTAGAGCCTGACGGCTACGTGCACGTCAAGCCTACCTTCTGGCTACCTGAGCACGGCTTGATAGACAAGGCACAGCGCGACCGAGTGCCCTACGACATGTGGAAGGAACAAGGGCACCTGCTGACTGTTCCAGGTCGCACGATTGAGTACGAGTACGTCGCACAGCACATGCGCGACTTGTTTGACGAACACGGCGACAGAATCAAGCGCATAGGGTTTGACCGCTACAACTGGCGACACTTCGAGCCGTGGTTACGAAAGACAGGATTCACTGACGAAGAGCTGCAGAAGTTTGCACAGGTAGGCATGGGTACAGCGTCAATGTCGCCTGCGCTTCGCACTCTAGAGTCTTGGGTAATCAATCGGAAGCTGAAGCACGAGAGTAACCCAGTACTGAACATGTGCGTAAGCAATGCCGTCGTTAGCTCGAAAGACGCGAGCTGCCGAAGGCTAGACAAGTACAGAAGCAACGGACGCATAGACGGCGCCGTAGCACTAGCGATAGCCGCCGCTGTGGCCGGCGAAGAGAAGCCGCAGCAAGAACAGTCAGCAGGCATAAGGGTACTGTGATATGAGCGAACAAAGAGAACCTTCTACGCGCGTGCACTGCGTTCTAGCAGTGAAAGAGTTTACGACGCGCAAGGGCAAGGACGACGAAGAGTACGGCGTTATCAAAGGCGTTGCTACTACGCCTACGCCTGACCGCTACGGCGACGTAGTTGTAAGCGAAGGCGCACGCTTCGCGTTGCCGCTGTCAATGCTTTGGCAGCACGTTTCTTTCTGGCCTGTTGGCAACTGGACAGCTGCAGGCGTGTCGTCTGACGGCATCCAAGTTGAAGGCGAAATGCCGCTATTCGCGAAAGGCCGAGTGCTGCGCGAGCGCATAGAAGAAGCCTGGGAAAGCGTCAAGCTTGGACTTGTGCGCGGCCTGTCTATCGGCTTCCGGCCACTTGACTACACATGGGACAAGGACAGCGAAGGCTTCCTGTTCAAAGAATGGGAGTGGCTAGAAACGTCGCTAGTTACCATTCCCGCGAACGCTGAAGCGACGATACAAGTTGTACGTGCGTGCGACCTTGCTGCGAATAAGCCCGCGTTAGGGCTTGCTGGCGAAGCCGTGCGCATGGACTCTGCGACGCTAGCCCGCGTTAGGGCAGCTCGTGACCGGCGCTCTGCGCTTGAACGCGCGGGCGCTTTCTTTCGTAAGTAAACCCAAACAAAGGAACAAAACGCAATGAACATTGCAGAACAAGTGCGCGCGTGGCAGGAGAAAATTTCTGCCAACGTGAACGCGCAAGCGGCGATTATGGAACGCGCCGCGAAGGACGGCGAAGGCCGTACCTTGCTCGTTGAAGAGCAAAACGAGTACGACCGGCTACAAAAGGAAATTGACGCGGCGGAAGCGACGATTACGCGGCTTGAGAAGCTTGCGCAAAATCTCGCCAAGTCGGCGGCACCTGCCGGCCAGGAGAATGCGACGACTGCAGAGCTGACCGCTGCCGAGAAGGCCGCTGCCGATAAGGCCGCGCGTCCTGTTCGTCACGCGCCGGCTATCGTTCGCGGCATACCTGAAGACAAGTTTGCGGGGCAGAGCTTCACGCGCCTTGCGATTGCAAAAGCTGTCGGCGTCCTTGAAGGATGCAGCCCGCTTGCCGTCGCACAGCGTCGCTGGGGCAAGACTAACCCGGCGCTTGTTGAAGTGTTGCGAGCCGACATTGAAGGCCATACCGGCCAGACGGCTGACCCTGGCGTAGAGCTGGTCAACGCTTCTATTGTCGCTGACTTCGTGGAGTTTCTTTACTCGCAGACGGTTTTTGACCGTCTCGCGCTGCGAGAGATTCCGCATAATGTCCGCGTCAACGGGCAAGACGGCGCCGCTACCGGCTACTGGGTTGGCGAAGGCCGCAGCATTCCGGCTACCGAAACGAGCTACTTTACAGGCACGCTGCCGCCGCTCAAGGCTGCAGGCTTGGCTGTTTGCTCTAACGAGTGGCTGCGCGATGCTACGCCGAGCGGCGAGCGCTTGATTCGCGACTCGCTCGTAGAAGCGGCTGCGCAAGCTGTTGACGGTCGCTTTGTGAGTGCGACGGCTGCGGGCACTGGCTCGCCTGCCGGCATTCTCAACGGCTTGAGCGCGTTAGGCTCGAATGGCTCTGACTTGGACGCGCTCTACGCGGACCTTGGCGAGCTGTTCAACTACTTCATTACGAATCTTAACGCAGGCGGCACGCTCAACTTCGTTATGAGCAAGTCGCTGGCGCAGAAAATTGCGCTAATGCGTACGACACTCGGCGTGAAGGCGTTTCCTGACATTACGCGCGAAGGCGGCACGCTCGAAGGCGTTGCAGTCGTCACAGGCGACAACGTTGCTTCTGACACGATTATCTTGCTGAAGCCGAGCGACATTTATCGCATTGGCGACCAAGGCATACGTGTTGAAGTCAGCCGAGAAGCGACTATTGCTATGTCGGACGGTCCGACTGGCGAAATTCTCACGCCGACCGGCGAGAGCGAGAAGGTCGTTAACATGTTCCAGGCGGACAGCACGGCTATTAAGGTCGTTCGCGCCGTGAACTTCGCACGCCGCCGCAATGTCGGCTCTGTGGCCTTCATTAGCGACGCAGACTACGGCAATCCTGCCCACGTCACTGACTAGCACTACGACGACGGCGACAACAATAACGAACGCGTACCAAACACTGCCGGCGCTGCCCTTGGGCGCCGGCTCTTCTTACAAGAGCACTTCTGCCTGCGATGAACGTAAGCACGAGTGCTTTTAAGCCAGGACACAAACGAATGAAGCTAGGGCAGCGTATCAAAACGGCGATAGCGAAGGCGCTTAGTCTGAGTCCGCCAGACTCAGGCCGCTGGGTTACTATCTTTGACAGCTTCGCAGGTGCTTGGCAAATGGACGTTAGCCAAGACACGCCTACCATACTGCGCTATAGCGCTGTCTTCGCGTGTATTCGCCTGATTGCAGGTGACATTGCGAAGCTGCCTATTGACCTGATACGCGCAGCAGACGCCGACCTGCAGGTATGGCAGCGCACAGAAAACCCTGCATATAGCCCAGTGCTGCGGAAGCCTAACAGCTTCCAGACTCGTTTAGAGTTTGTCATGTACTGGGTTATCTCGCTGCTACTTGACGGCAACGCGTACATTCTAAAAGGTCGCGACGCTTCGAGGAAGGTACGCCGCTTCACCGTCATTGACCCTACGCTAGTGCAGCCGCTCATAGCGACAACTGGCGACGTGTTCTACAAGATTCAAGCGCCGTATGTGCTTGCTGGTATCGAGCAGGACACTATTACTATTCCTGCTTCAGAGATTATTCACCACAAGTACATTACGCTTGACCATCCGTTAATAGGTAACTCACCGCTGCAAGTCGCAGGAGCTTCTGCGACGGCTGGGCAGAAAATAAACACCTTCGCGCAGAAGTTCTTTACTAACTCTTCGCGGCCTGCAGGCGTGCTAGAGACTCCCAAGAACATTAGCGCAGAGCAAGCGCTGCAGATAAAGACGGCTTGGGAAACATTCTCACTGCCCGAGAACCTAGGAAAGATTGCCGTACTAGAAGGCGGACTGTCGTACAAGCAGCTTGCTATTAGCGCCGTTGACGCTCAAATGCTTGAGACGTTGAAGTACACGAAGGAAGACGTGTGCATAGCGTTCGGCGTTCCTGCTTGGAAAATAGGCGCCGCTCCTGTTCCAAACGTCGCGAACGTGGAAGCTACAGAGCGCATGTACTACGGGCAGACACTACAAGTGCTGCTCGAAGGCATGGAGCTGCTAATAGACGAAGGGCTAGAGCTGCCGCGCGATATTGGCATACAGTTTGACCTGCGCGGACTTCTGCGCATGGACACAGAGCGACGGTACAAGGCGCACAGCGAAGGCGTAAAAGGCGGCTGGCTGCATCCAAACGCGGCACGCATAGAAGAAGGTTACCTGCCGGTAGAAGGCGGCGACACGCCGTACATGCAGCAGCAGAACTTCAGCTTAGCTGCACTCAGTAAGCGCGACTCGAAGGCTGACCCGTTCTCTACTGCTGCACCAGCTGCGCCGACTGACGCGCCCAGCGAAGACGACGCACTGCCGAGCGACCTGCAGGAGCAGGTAGACAGCGGCGACCTTACGGAAGAAGAAGCACGCGAGCAAGCGCAAGCTAGAGCAGCGTTTAGCTACCAAGGCGTCTACAAAGAGACGTGCGTATATGGTCCTGGCGTCTTCGTTACCCACAAGGGCAGCTTGTGGTACTGCAAGGCAGGAGCGCCCGAGCACATGAAGCCTGGCAGCGAAGAAGGCGCTAAGCATTGGACGCTAGCCGTTAAGTCTGGCAAGGCCGCAGTGCTGTGAAGCCGCTAAGGCTGCTCAGAGAGCACGTACCAGCGGCAAAGTTCGTAGAGCTAGGGCTGCTCGTGTTTCGCAAAATCAAAGCGCGAAAGAAGCGCAAGGAAGAAGGCAACATGAACACAAACGCTAAAGCGCCGCTGCAGTCGCTTACTGTGCG